TGCTTCCGCCGGTGACGACACCACCGCCGCCTCCCGCAACGACCGCCGTAATGGCGACTGTTCCTGTGTTGGCACTCTTCTTATCTTTGTTTCCCCATCCAGACATATCGTGTTTCCTCCTGCTTATCGTTATTTATGATGCCGAACCAGCGGCGCCTTTGGGTGCGGTGGCCTTCGTCTGGGCTTCCCGCGCTTTTGTTTCGACATCACGAATCTTTGCGGCCATCAATTCCGTAGCCTGACGTTGTTTAAGTGTAATCAAATCTGTGGTTTGACGAACCCTCAGTCTATCGACTTCGCTGGGAGGTTTGGGCGCAGCCATACCCGCAGCTTCATCCATATGCATCGCCTTGCGGGTTGTCGGTTTAATCAACTTCTGATCCCACTTGATGCCTAGCTCGGTTGCCTTGTTTAGCATCTTGCCTGCGATGTGCCACGCTTCGGGTGTATGCCGCCCCTTCATAAAATAACGAACCGCTTCATTGATGACATCGAGAGGCATCCGTTGCGCACCTTCCGGCTTCGAACCGTCATACGAGATCCGCGCACTCGCCGCACGCCCAGTCAGCGACTTATAGATAATCAGTGCGGCTTGCATCTGCTGACCGACTGGCGCAGGGCGCCCCAACGGGGTGACGGCTTCTTTTAGCTGTTTCCCACCGCGCCTGCGATAGTGAAGTATGGTTGTAACGTCGTTGACTTGATCCAAATACTTGGCTTCAGCCTTCCTATCATGTCCCTGCATTGCCCTGGCTGCCAAGGCGGCATCTTTCTGGATGTAGCCGAGTTTCGCGTTGTCCAGCTTATGAAAGGGATGCTCGGGAATGGGCGGCCGCTGTCGTTTATCGACTTTGTCCCATTTCGTATCGATTGGACCCTCGACTTGGACGCCCCGGGCTTCCGTCACCTTCTGCCGCATGGCTTCGCGATAGGCTTTCTGTTCTCTGATACGCATATGTCGTCTCAATGATGTGAAGATTTTCTTTGCTACAGTAGTGTTCTGCCCCGGTGTCCCCGCAAGGAAACTCGGAAAATCGTTGGCGACAACATAGCCGCGCATCAATGTCGCAGACATCGCTCCGGCACCTCTGGGTATTGCCAGGACGCGATATTGCGACACGTCGATATGCTTCGCTGCATTGTATTTAGGAGAACCGGCAGGTAAGAGATACGCGCCGAACTTCTCAAAATCGCGCACCCGGTCAGCACCGACAATCACCGTGATATTTTTATATCCCGCCGCGGACGCATCAGCATATGCCGCAAACGGAGTGTTCATCGCCGCATTACTATTGAACGTCACGCGAGGAAACAATTGTTGTAAGAATCGAACCTTCTCTCGGAAGGGTAGCGGATTCTTCTTCGCATCTGTCGTCGGTGATGCGTAGACCCTGGCATCGGCACCCATACTACTCGCTGTTCGTGCGAGAAAGGCAATGAGACGTGCGTGTCCCGTCGTTGGTGGATTAAACCGTCCAAATGCGATGACGATACTTCTTTCACGAGGCATATAATGTATTTAGAAATTACTGCCAGTCTCTGGGTGCCATGAAGTTCGCTCGACTGAATTCCAGCCGGTCAACCAGCTTCACCATACGTCCTGCGTGAGATACCGCAACGAACCCTTCAGGGCCCGTCACACGGAAGCCGTCGGCTGTGGGGATGAATGTCTCTACACGAGCGGCCTGCGCAAGTTTCCGAATGAGCATGAGCTTCGCCGCCGTGATCGCCCCATGTAGTTCGAACCATTGCGCCATCTCGCGTCGATTGGTCCGCACCGCGTCAAGCATGACGGTGAATGTCGCGGCGACACGTTCCTTCCCATCGTCGCTCGACCGTTTTGCCATCTCCTTCTTCTGACGTTCGGCGAGGAAAAGCGAGAGGTCGTTGACTGTCTGTCTTGGTGATTTTGCCCGTCCGCCACGAACTTGCTGATTCAAAAATATGTTCATGAGGGCATGCAACGGCTCGGCGGCGAACGTGGTATAGGTCAACGCCGGTATCTTCTGCGCTAATGTGCCAACCCGCGACAACAGCAGAGAGAACTCCCCATCCTCTTCATTGGTGAAGGACACATTGCCAGACACATCGTCATACGAGGCATCCAATGATGCGACACGGCTCGTCTTCTTCAACGTAGAGAACACCCCCGGCGTAATGGGCGCAGCCCGAAGGCGTGCCATTGTGCCCGATCCTGAATACATCGTATGAATGACAATGCCAAGTGCCGCTCGGTCGATGCTCTGCCCTAGGGCACTATCCACACCGACAGCGTAAAGGATGGTATTCGGGCGGAATGTCAGATAGTCCTTGCCTTGGATGGACCGTGCTTTGACGCCACGTGCGCCACTGAAGAGTAAGTCACCCTGTAGCACTCGGGTAGGGCGGAGCAGGGCTAGCTCACTCAGACAGTCGTGTAGCACCCCACCGACACCTCCAGAGCCATATATCTCAGCGATCTGTGCGTGAGACTTCATCAGCTTTGGTGTTTTGCTGAACGCGGACTTGGTAGCGACGAAGAATTTGCCATCTGCCGGGTCTGGTCCGAAGACCACACTTGGCGCACCATCCCATTTGGTGGTCACGTGCAGGGCTTTCGAGACACCACCACCAATGAGCATATGCCGAAACTGCCGCAATACCTCAATCGCCCGTTGCATCCCTGCGACGCCATCGTCAAGCATGAGGTCTTCCAAATGTTGTAAATGCCGTAGCTTCCCGTCGCTGCCTTCGTTGAGGTGTGTGAGAAAAGATTTCATTGTATCGGCCCCAATTGCAGCGTCCGGTAGATGTCTCGTTGTGTGTCCATAATACGATACCACCCTTGAATTTTCTTGCGCAGCAATAACATTGCCGGATGCTTCGGTGTCTCGCCAAAGGCGAAGGCAAACAACGGATAGGTGGCGTTGATTAGTTCGTGATTAAATTTTTTCATCTGCGCGAATGCTTCCCGATATCGCAATGTGGGAAACCAGATTATCATCTCCAACGCGATATCATGCGCATACGCTTCGATCTCATCAAAATCCCCAAGATATACCTGTTGATCCCACAGGTCTTCATCATCTGCCGTCGGTATAAATTTCTGCGAGGAGGCGGCGTCAGGGCGATGGTTGTTCTGGTGACGATGCGCCAATTCATGCATGAGGTATGACCAAAAATAGAAGTGTCGCCGCTGCCAGTCCGCCGCATTAACTCCACAACGATGCCCCTGCGGATGGACATGCCACTCAAGATGTATATCAACGTACCGTCGCGGCCGCGTCTTGGTGCGCGTCGGCCACCACTGGGCGGTTAGTTGCAAACCGCTAGCGTCGACCTCTGTATCTTCCACCAACACATTGATCACCTTGAATGGTAACGTGACCTCATTCAGCCGATTCAGGAATGGCGTAATGGACATGGTTTGTCCCCCGTATCGTTGCTGCGACCCTGGGGACAAAACGCTTTCCACGGCTTCACGCATTATCAATGCGTCGTCGGTAATCTTTTTGTGGAGCGCAAGTAGTTGCACAAACGACCCCTCCCCATATATTTAGGGAGAACCCGTCTCATCCAGGCCGCCTGAGCGTAATGGGGCAAGTGGTCGTCGTGGCATACGAGAAGCGCCACTAAACATTGAATTGAAGGGCGCCGCCGAGTCGGCAGCTGTACCGAGCGAGATACCGTGGACTGCGGTTGCACTAGGATTGTACAACATCATCCGCGAGGTATCGATGCCGAGCAGAAACTTCTCAAACGAATTGCGTTTGCCATACCGATTCTTCAATGTGTACACTTGAATCTGATTGCTTTGTTCTAGTTCCTCCGTTGTGGTCAAGGCGACAATGAAGTCTGCGGTCTGCGCGATGGCGAAACTCTCGCTGATCTTATCCAGCCCGGGATCAGACTCTCCATGTCCTGTACGATTGAACTGTGCTGCGGTAAAGATGGGCAGGTTGTGTTCAACCGCTAACCCGCGCAACTCTTCTGCGATAGACTTGTTGTAGGTATACGAGTTCACCGAGTTACCCATCTTGACCCGTGCGGAAGAACAGATGGACAGATAATCAATGAACAGAATGTCTGGCGTGAAGTTCTGTTTCCCCTTGAGTTCCTGTAGCAACGAACGGAAGTGCCCTGCGTGTGCGGCGCCTGTCGGGTACTCCTTGATAATCAACTTCCCCGTGGAAGTCGCCCGCAGCCCCTCAATCTTTCTGGTGTACTGACTGTGTGAGAGCGCCACAACATCGTCCATCGGCACATTCATCATGTTCGCATCGATACGTTCTGCAATGCGTTC